GGAATTTCAAGACATTAACCGCATGGACGAGGAACACCGAGCCGACACGCACTATGAGCCGGACGTCAATGGATTAAAAAAGCCGTGGTTGGTGTGGGACGAAAAGAAAGAAAAGTGGGTTCCAATTAAAAAAGCCCCGGCATCCAAAGACACCGAGGCTTAAAGCAATCATGCCGGGAGGCATGAACAAATTTACCAAATAAATAAGCAAAAGCAATCAGGAGGTCTCTAATGGGTGAGAACTGGTATTTTACAAAGCCACATAGGTATATGAAATATTTCAGGGATTGGCGGGATGATTATATTATTTGTTCCCATGTTGCCGAGGACACGGTTGAGCGGATTCACATTCACAAAGACTCATATCGATCTTGCTGTCAAGACTGTAAAAATGCCGGATTCATGACAGCCACGAACTTAATGATTGATCCTGAATATGAGGCAAAAGGTTACTTTAATGTATTGAAGTTTAATAAGAATAAGCCGGACGTTTTTGACATAGTCGCAGACGATGTTTCAAAATACCTTTGGCTTGGGAGAAAAACAGCAGTATATTATTTGCGTAAATTTCAGAAAATTCATGGGGGCAAGGCGATTGAAAAGATGTATATTTTTATAAAACAGTCGGAAGAATCAAACAAGGACTTTGGCTGGATTATGAGAAACTTAGGAGACGACCTTTGCGAAAACCCCAAAAAACGTCAGTCATTAAAAACAGGAATGTATTAAAATAAGTAGCATCAAGTCGAAAATGATTTGGCGCTATTTTTATATTTAAAAGAGGTGATAACATGATAACAATTAATCCACAATTTGAAGAATTAATTCCACCGTTGACAAGTGATGAATTAAGCGGTTTAAAAGAATCAATTCATAAAGAGGGTATGCATGATTCTTTGAAAGTATGGAAAGAAACGGGGCAAATTCTTGATGGTCATAATCGGTATCGAATAGCACAAGAATTAAAACTTGATTATCAGGTGGAAGAATTATCTTTTGAAAGTGAAACTGATGCAAGGATTTGGATCATCGATTGTCAGTTGGGAAGGAGGAATTTAAACGATATGCAACGTATAGAATTAGCAGAAAGAAAGAATGAATATCTAAAACCATTGGCGAAAGAGCGAATGAAGAAAGGTAAACCCTCTGTCAACAATGACAAAGGGTCTGTCCGAGATCAGATAGCAAAAGATGCAGGGGTAAGTACAGGTAAGGTTGCTCAAAAACAATATATTGAAAAAGAAGGTACTGAAGAACAAATAGAACAAATGAAATCCGGTAAAAAGAAAATTGGTACTGTTTATAATGAAATAAAAAAAGAGAAAAAAAGAAAGGAGGAAGAAAACAAACCTTTTGATAGAGTACCAATGATAAAATGTGAATTAGTTTTTGAGAAAGGAGGTAAACCAAAAAATGTTCCATCTTCTGATAAAAATGCAAGGATAACATTAGGACATATAGAATATCCTTGTGAGTTTATTTGTATTCATAACACATCAAAATTAATTGAGAGGTAAAAAAAATGAGTAATGGAAATGTCGAAACAACAAATGCCATAAAGCAGATACTTGAAAATAATCAAGGGAAACTTGTCGGCAAAGTTTATATGACTAAAGATTACAACAAATTTCAAAGAATACATGGGAACAGATCGATAAGCAATAGTCAGCTAAAAAAGTTAGAACGTTCAATTTCAAGAGAATTAATACCTATTCCTGTTGTAGTTAATGAATCTTTTGATATTATAGATGGTCAGCATCGGATTCGTGTTTTAGAAAAATTAGAGAAACCCATATATTATATTATTATTAAAGGTCTTGATTTAAAATATGTCCAGATGTTGAATACCAATACCGCAAATTGGGGAATAGGTGATTTTTTGCAAGCATATGTTGAACTGGGTGCTTCTGATTATGAAAGATTTGATAAATTTGTTAAGAATTTTGATTTTGGTATTGCCAATTGTTTAAATATTGTATATGCCAATAGTATTAATATTTATTATCAGGAAAAGTTTAAAGACGGTGATTTTATCTTTGGAGATCATGAATCAGCAGAAGCATATAAATATGCAACTATGATTAGAGATATTATGGATTCTGTTTCTGATAGAGCATATAGAAATATGATAAAGAGCACAAAGTCTGTTGTTGCGTTGTTGTCGTTGTTTAATCATACCAAATATCACCATGGGACATTTATTGAACGAGTATTGAAATATCATGTTACTTTTCTTCATTCTTATCCTAATATAGCATGTTACAAAAAGGCTTATATTGAGATGTATAATTATCGTTCAAGAATATCAAGAATCTCATATCAAGAAATCATGACACAGGAGGAAATAAAAAACGCAGCATAAGGTTATTTTTATTTAAGTAGAAGCACCGGTTAATCATGGGCGGTGCTTTCAAAGACCGCCTATTTATTTGTAGAGGAGATTGGAAATAATGGGACATTTTATTTTTTGTATACTTCATGTAATTATGATATTATTCGGGTTTGTCGGATTGATTATAACGGTTCCTTTGCATATTATTTATTCGGCGGTTAAATCAAAAAGAAAACCTGCATGAAAAAACTTACAAAAGAACAATCCGAAGAAATAGCCGATGAATTAGAAGAGGCTATTTATCTTTTAGCGAAAGCACGCAAAATAATTGAAGATTTGAAAAAAAAGTATGATATTAAAATAGAGGTAAACAATGGCAAGACCAACAAAGTTAAATAACGAAACAATGAAGCGTTTATCAACTGCAATCAGGAATGGTTCTACTTACCTGCTCGCCTGCAGTTATGCTGGGATTGATTACACTACTTTAAGAAAATGGATAATACAGGCGGAAGAGGATTTAAAGAAATATGAAGCAAAGAAGATCAAAAAGGAAACGATTTTTATCCAGTTATTCGACTCTATAAAAAAAGCGGAAGGCGAAATCACTCAAGAGGCCTTAATGCAAATTAGAAAATCAGGTAGAAATAGCTGGCAGGCTTATGCTTGGTTACTGGAAAGAAGGTACCCCGGGGAATACGGGAGGCAATTAATTGACATGAAACATAGTGGAGATGAAACGGCTCCGATTGTGGTGCAAGTAGTTACTAAAAGCGTAGCGGATAAGATGAATGCTAATAGTAAATGATTATTATGGCGACTATCTTTACAATGAAAGCCGGAATCTTGTTTTGTATGGTGGAGCAGATTCGGGTAAATCGGTGTTTGCAGGACAGAAGTTAATATACCGATGCTTAAAAGAAGAGAACCACAGATTTTTGATGATAAGGAAAATAGGATCAACCATAAGAAAAAGCCAATATCAGTTGATAAAAAACTATATAATAAAAGCAGAATTTGGTAATATGTTTGAATTCTTTGATTCTTATATGGAAATAAAGGGGCCAAGAAACAATGCGATAGTATCTACTGGTGTGGATGATCCTGAAAAACTAAAGTCGATTGAAGGCATCACGGGGATATGGTGTGAAGAGCCGACAGAGCTTACAATGGAAGATTTCCAACAAATCGATTTACGCTTAAGAGGTGATACGCCTTACTATAAACAAATCATTTTTACGTTTAATCCAATCAAATCAAGCCATTGGTTAAAATCTTACTTTTGGGATAACTCACCGCCGGACACAACCATTGTTCATTCAACCTATTTAGACAATGAATTCAGAGATAAAAACGATGATGCCAGGTATGAAAGATTAACCGGGGTATTCCATCGGATCTATGCCATGGGTGAATGGGGAGAAGAAACCGACCCGGATCAGCTAATAGATCACGAGTGGATTCAAAACGCTTATTCAGTGGAAAAGATAGAAGGCCACCGAAAGTTGGGCGTAGACGTTGCCCGGTATGGCGATGATGATACGGTGCTCGCAGAATTTGAAGGAAACGCCTTAATTGATCTTGAGAACCATCACGGGCTTAGTACCGACCGGGTGGCAGCCGTTGCTCAAAGGCGTATTATTGATAATGTTATCGATCCTCATTTGTGTTCAGTAGACGGGACCGGGTTAGGTTCTGGTGTGGTCGATAATATGAAACGCGCAGGGTTCCAAATCATTGACTTGGTTGTCGGTAAAAACCCGGTCAGGTTAGAGGAACTAAAAGAATATAAATTTTATAATCTCCGCTCACAGATGTATTTCTATGCAAGAGAAATGTTCAGACAGGGGAAGATAAGGCTTGAGTTTAAGCACATGGGGCTGGTGGGGGATTTAACGTCTATAAGGTACGAGGTCAAGGGGGATAAGACGGTAGCGATTGAATCAAAGGACAGTATTAAAAAACGTTTAGGCAGATCGCCCGATTATGGTGATGCTTTTGTATATGGATTATTCGCTGATAAATTAGCAATCAGAGAACCAGTAAAGGTAAAATTTATATGAGAGTTGAGGACCTAAAACCAATCGATATAGAGCAAATAGAGGTTAATTATGATAAGTATATCAAGCTCCGGCAAGACGCCAGGAATATAATGGTAAAATTACAACTTGATTATGATATAACTTATATCCAGATTTGGAATTACTGTGAGATAAAAAGAAAGAATGACAGGAGGGCATCATGGCAATCAAAAAAGTAACCCCGGAACCGCAGCCGTATATCGTGAAGATTTCGCATAATGCGAGCGATGTATTTTTGGACGAGTTAAAAAAGGTATTACGTAAAGAGTGGAACGTGACGGATATGTACACCATCGAGAACAAACAACTCCCAGAGCAGACAGCGATTGTTTATGACAAATACGATCAGATAATTGTTAGACTAATTAACGGTAAAATGCGGTTTACGCGTACCACAAAACAGGAGAGAGATATTGCAATCCTTAAAAATACCAGAAGTTTATCGTACCCCGTTTTCCCTGAGAAAAACTAAGTGTCTGGTATGCGGTACGGAGTTCTGGCGAAACGAAAGAGTATTTGTGATAAGATGTTCAAAATGTAAATCTAATTTGAGGATAGGATAATGCCACTACCCCTAAAAAATGAATCGCAGAAAGATTATATCGCCCGATTTATGAGTGATCCGGCTATGAAGAAACAATACCCGACCGAGAAGCAAAGGTTTGCGGTTGCGCTTTCACATTGGGTTGAGAGACTCAAAAAGGCTTTGATACTTCAAAAGATTGATAATATAAAATTCTTACTCAAAGCTGATAAATACGATAAATTAGCCATGAAGTTATCAAACCAATTACTCGGTGCATGGGATAAGCAAACCAAGGAAGCAATTAACGATCTTATACGGGGTATTGTCGGGAGTGGAGATTACAGGAAAACCGGAAAGTTAACCAAAACGGAGATAAATAAACGCCTTAAAGAACTATCTCAGAAATTAGGTCAGGATATTGTCCCTTCCATGCGTGGACCCATTAACCAGTATACCGAGGACATATACACCGGAGAAATGGCGCACATAGCCGGAGTGTCCGCAGCCTTTGATGTTATAGACGAAAAGGCTATTGAATGGGCTCGCAAGAATACAATGTACTGGATAGGTGAACATTACGACAGCCACATATCCGAAAAGGTTGGCGATATTGCCGGGGAAATACTAAAAGAGGGTCTGGACAGAAAGGCAGCTGCGGAATTCTTTAAGAAACAACTCGGAGAAGAATTCGGACGGTCAAAGTATTATTGGGATTTAATGAGCAATCACGTAGTTACCAGGTCAAGGGAGTTTGGCAGGACGTCCGCATATCAGAAAGTCGGGATTGAGTATGTCAGGATAGTCGCCACCATAGATCATAGAACGAGTAATATATGCAGAGAATTAAACGGTAAAACATTTCCGGTTGCATGGAACGTAAAATTAAGGGATAAACTTATAAACTCAAAAGACCCGGAGGATGTAAAAAAAATATCACCTTGGTTAACAGATGAACAGATCGAGGAAAAGATAACAGGCAAGAAGCCGAAAGATATGCCAAAGTGGGTAGGGATGCCACCGTATCATGCAAAGTGCCGGACTAGGACGGTAAGGTCAACAGAGGAACAATGGCAGAAGCAATGAAAATAATAACCGACACCCGTACCTTATACACTCAGATCAGCGAGATAGAGATCCAGACATTTAAAGATGTTCTTAGTGGGATCACTAAACTAAAAGGCTCTATCCGGTGCCACATGAAAAAAGACGAGTATGAGCATCTTGAAGTCTTACATAGAAGTAATAAATGGGCTACAATCGTTTTGCCTGATGATTTAAAGGACTTTGGTATCACTACTTTCTACCCACCCTTTGATATAAGAATGCTCGTTTTAAGAGGCGAATATGTAGGAAATGGCTATAAAACCACCCTATATTTCAGCCAACCGTAAATAAATATTTAGCAGAAGTTAAGTAAAACCAACCACTTATACCTACTTTGTAAAAACCTCTATATTTGTATTTCCTTTCACCCATTAATATATTATTACCATCTTAAACTTTAAGGAGGTTTATTTGGAACCATTAAGGCGTTTATCTGATATCGATGTGCAGTTTATTTCGCTTGTCGATAAGGGCGCTAATATGAAACGCATCATCTTAAAATCCGACGACCTACCTGAAACACCTTCCTTTGTTAAATCCGTTGAGATACTAAAAACAGACATTGAAAAACGCATGGTTTTTGGTATTGTCTATTCCCCTGAGGAAACCGATTCTCAAGGTGATATTGCTACCCTTGAGGAAATCGAGAAGGCAGCTCATGCCTTTATGAAAAACCGGCGGATCGGCAAAGTCGATAAGAATCACAACACCGAGGCTGGCGAGGGCTACGTTGCGGAATCATGGCTCACAAAAGAGAATGATTCCCTTTTTGCGACAGATGCTCCTGTAGGTTCTTGGGCGGTTGGGATAAAGATCGAGAAAGACGAAACATGGGAGGAGATTAAAAAAGGGGCTATAGGTGGATTATCGTTAATGGGTACTGCCACAATCGAACAACTCCAAAAGTCTGATGAGAAGAATATCTGGACATTGATAAAAGAGAAACTCGGACTCGATGATGTTGAAAAGGCCGGAAGGAAAATATCCGGGGCAAGTGCCAAAAAAATCACAGATGCGATAGCCGTCCTTAATCAATTATTGGAAGAATCTACAGTCGAAAAGAAGGAGGACTCAATGACTGAAGAAGAAAAAAAGGCATTGACTGATGAGATCGCAAAGGGCGTAAAAGAGCAATTTGATGCGCTCAAGAAAGAACTCAACGATCAGTTTCAGCCTATCGTAAATAAATTAAATGACGACGTTAAAAAGAACTCTGTTATACTTGCCGGATTGAAGAAATCCAACGGGATCCAAACACAGGATGGACAGGAAACTACCCCTGAGGAAGAAAAAGCCGAGTTGGAAAAACAAGGTAAGTATAAAGATGAGAAAGGCGTTGTCCGTACTTATATGTTCACTTAATTGGAAAGGAGCCTAAAATGTTTACAGATGTAAAGACTCTGCTCCAAAAACGCTGGACAGAGCTAACCTTTGTAGAAAAAGCGGTTGTGTTATCTTCGACTGGCGGGCAGTTAGCCCCGGAAGATGCAGACGCTTTTATCTCAAGCGTGGTGGATAAGTCGGCCTTTTTGAGTCGTATAACGACCAAAAGAATGACTGCAAGTACCGCTTATATTGACGTGTTTGCGATAGCTACCCGGCAAATGACATTGGCAACTGAGGCCACGCTGGCAGCTACAGCGCAAACCACAAACTTTTCATTAACCATCCCCCGGCGCACCTTAACGCCCGTAGAGGTGATTTTAGCCCCGGACGTTTCATATACCTTTTTACAAGAGAACATCGAACGAGCAGCCGCTGAGGCGCATTTGATGGGAGAAATAGCGAAGGCAGTCAGAAATGATATGCTGGATCTATGTGTTAACGGTGATAGCTCAACCGGGACGTTCCTGGTTTGTAATTCAGGATGGATCACATTGGCCGTTGCAGATTCAAATGTCAATGATGCAGACTGTGCCGGAGAAGATGCGGAAGGCGCGCTTGATAAGGTGCTTGATGCCTTGCCGGAGCAATATGACGGAATGCCTGATTTAGCCTTTTGTGTGGGTCGTAAATTCCGCAGGAAATACCGCAGAGAAGTAGCTGCCCGGGCAACTGGACTTGGCGATACCGCATTTATCACAGATCAGGACATAGGTTTTGAAGGGATTCCTGTTGAAGCGATTTATGCGTGGCCGGCCGCTTACATTATGCTGACGCCGGTGAAGAATCTCCATGTAGGCATAAGTAAAGTAATAACGGTTGAAAAAATGATGCAACCGAGAAAACAAATCATCGAATACACAATAACCTTAAAATTCGACCCTGAGTATGCGTATGGAGGTTTCATATCGCTCGGTGCGAATGTAAGCTCTTAAAGGGGGTGCAAAATGAAAAAACTTTTTAATCTGTTTGTGATTTTTGTGCTTGTGTCGATGGTTACGATTGCATTTGGTGCTGATACCTATACGATTGTTCCAACGGTTCATAACCACTTAGGCGGGTCGACTCTAAAGGTAGTTTTTACTGCGGTTGCCGTTGACTCAACAGGCTCACAACATACATATCCGCTTTTTATTGGGAATGTGAATGACAACGACGCTTATTTGAAAGTAATCGCAAATGCAACTGCCGACTATAATGTGATCTTCCATTTTTCAAATGACTTAACAACTTGGAAAGCGGTTACAGCATCGACTATCGACGCTATCTCTAATACAGCAGAATATGATACGCTGGGTGGCGTTACGCTGGTAGATTTCCATAAATACAGCTGGATGGTTATAGAAGGTGATGCACAGGCCGGAGTTAATGTTACGGATATACTCTACCTTGAAGCTAACTTCCAGGCAGACGTAAAGCAACCAAACCCGGTAGGTCGTGAACTAAAGCATATGTTCTATACGACTACAAATGTTACAAATCCTTAATTAACTGGATGGCAAGCCCAAGGGTAGATACTATGTTGTGTCTACCCTTTTATTCAACAGGAGTAAACATGGCAGAAAAAACTTATATTGCCTTAGCAAACATTCGTGGAAAAAAGAATTACAATCGAGGGGATGAAATCTCCGAGGGAGAATTTAAGAACGTCCCAAAAGAATTAAAACACAAGTTTAAAGAATCAATGGCTATTTCAATGGCCATGCTTGCCGGTGATGAGAATCAGTTAAAACAAACCATCCAGCAATTACTTCTTAAAATCGAAGCCCTTGAAAATGAGATTAAAGTTTTAAAGGGTGGAAAGTCAGAAGGCAAAGCAATCACCTCAGAAACAGGCGGTAAGCCAGCACCACAAAAACTGTAAAGGGGGTACACCATGGGAATGGCTACAGCTGCCCTTTGCAGAACCGAAATTAATATACCTACATCCGTTGCAGATGCTAATTTCACCGCTCCGCTTTCAAATGCAGAAGATGAAATAAGACGCATTCTGCGAACCCTTGAGGCGTTGGTTGTTGATTACCAATATTTAGAAGAGGATGGGAACACCTTCTCTGAGGATGGCGGTACTACATTTCGTTTTTCATATACTCAAATAGGCGTTCTTGCTGATGGATATGATAGTGCGATAGATGCAACTTATGTGACATTATTAGCATCAATTAACACGGCATTATCTGCAAACGGGCAGGACGCACTCACCGATGATGATAAATATCAATTAAGACAGGCAGGACGAGACTTTCGCAAGGCAGAAATATTGCTTGCGTTGGCTCAGTTTGCCTATTTTGGTAATTTACGCCCCACAAATGAAGGTGGTTTTATATCTGATATTAATTTCGGAACAGGTAAAACGCCTTTATTGTCTCACGATGAATCCTTGAAAGTAGCAAAAAAATTCAGGCACGAAGCATTTAAACAACTATTCCTTTGGCTCAAGGATCCCCGGTCTGATATAATTACAGACTCAATCGAGTATTCAGACGGGTCCCGAGAAGAATACTATCTACCGGACAGTTTTACGCATCCCGATATTAATATAAGCGCAGTTCCTACTAAATTGGGACGTAAAGACAGAGATCCACGAAAGAGATATGCCGGATAAAGAAGTAAAAATTGATTTATCAGAATTGAAAAAATTCATGGGTAAGCTGGACAAAAACCTTGATAAGTGGATTGATATTGCTTTGACTGATTACGCTTTGACGCTTGAGGGAATGGTAGTTGATGAAATTGAAAAGCGCCATATATCTGTTTCAGGAGAACTTAAAAAATCCATTACTCATGAAGTTATAAAACAACTGCATGGATGGCTTATAAACGTGGGAACGAATTTAAAGACAGGGTCGGGTTATCCTTATCCGGTTGGGGTGCATGAAGGGACAAAACCGCACGCAATGCCGATCGCTCCGCTAAAAGAATGGGTACGATTAAAGCTGAATATCTCAAAAGAAAAAGAGAACACAAGAGTAGCCTGGGCGATATGGTGGAAAATTAAAAAGTTCGGTACAAAAGGAAACCCATTTATGGGATCAGTATTTGCAAAAGAGAAACACCGGATGAACCGTGAAATAGGGAACGCACTTTATAGAGCCATGAAAGGCGGGCGAGTTGTTTAATAAAATTGATGATGTATTAACTGCGGTTGACGCGGTTTCAGGAATTGAGTATGTTGCTGATAATGTATATACAGAAATCACATCTTTCGGAGCGTTTATAATTGACGAAAATGTTGATGTAGAGCTGGAAAAACTTTCCGTTAATGGCCAGATTTATAACGTTAGAATGGTTACTGACTGGTATCTTCATGTTGTTTATGCCGACTACACAAAAGCGCAGTTTAAGACGTTACTCGAAAACGTTATAAAGGCTCTGGCTGCCACAAGTGGATTTAACTATATAAAAATTGTTGATATGAAACTATTAACGCCCTACCAAATAGGTTCAACTAAAACCCGGACAGCGTTCGGTACGGTTGAATTCTTTAGCAAGGAGAGCTGGGTATAATGGGAGCCCAACAAAGAATAAGACGTAAAGAAAATAAACCAAATCCAAAAATATCGGTCTTTGAAAAATCGGTTGCACCATTATTAAAAATGTCAGGGCAGATACAAGACCCGTTCTCTGAGGCTGATTTCGGGCATGAAGATTTTATACGGCCTCCATATCCACTGACTATCTTACTTGATTTTTATGAGGATAACACATGGAATAATGCTTGTATAAACTTAAAGGCCAATTTGGTTTGTGGACAATATGAGATTATGCCTGTAAATGAAGGCCAAAAAGAGGATGCAGAGTTTAATAAATTGATGGAGTTTATTGAAAGCCCAAATGAAGAGGGCGAGGATTTTTTAGACCTTTTAAATAAATTGTGGGTAGATACGGAAGCGGTAGGGAATTTCTATCTTGAAGTTGTTCGTAACGGGTTGGGGGAATTGGCAGAGTTATATCACGTTCCGGCACATACGGTAATGAAAGCCAAATTAAAACCGGGATATTGGCACAAGCGGTCGGGTGTTGGAGCAAAGAAAGTTTATTTTAAACCGTATCAAAAGCAAGATATGAATATGGGAAATGAGGTTATACATCATAAAAATTATTTCCCGGCAAGCAAGTATTACGGGATGCCGGATTATATGCCAGCATTAGGAGCGATGGCTTTAGATAGGAACGCTATTTTATTTAATAACAGCTACTTTGCCAACAGTGGAATGATGGGCATGATAATGTTAATCAAAGGGGCAGAGTTGAATCCACAAAGCCGTCAGGAATTAAAAAACATGGTGCAGGGAAATTACACCGGGGTTGACAATGCTCACAGAATGGCAATCATAGATGATCTTGGGGAAGGCGCGGACATTAAAATTGAGAAGGTAATGGAGACAATACGAGATATGTCCTTCCAGCAAATGAGGAAATTTGACAGGGATGAGATTATAGCTTCTCATCATGTACCGCCTAAAATGCTCCACGTTGCTGAGGCTGGAAGATTGGGCGACTCAAATGATGGTTATAATCAAATGAAGATGTTTAAAATATTTGAGATCGATCCATCACAGCGAAGATTAGAGAACATCCTTAACCGGAAAATAATAGAGGGTGAACTTGGGATTGTGAATTGGAAAATTAAATTTGTAGACTTAGATATTCGTGATCCGAAAGATTTATCAGAAGAGATTTGGGGAGATTTGGATAAAATGATTCTTGAGGTTGATGAGGCTCGCGCAATGAGGGGCCGGGAACCCTTAGATAAATCAGCAATTAAGAAAAATAATCAAGAGAAAATAAACGATTTACTAAAAATAGTGGATAAATTAGAAAAGAAATTAAACGAAATACCCGATTTGGAGGAGTTATGAAGTACTCACTTATGAAGTATTTATTAATGTTGTTATTATTCACGTTACCCCTTTATGGGCAGAATTATCTTGGAGGCCAGGACGTTTCAGATTCAGACGGTAATTATTTTGATACGTCTGAAGATGATAGCGTGTTTTTTGATGATGATACGCTATATATCTGTGGCGCTGATACGGCCTATATCCTTGTTTATGCAGGTGACACTCAGGGGTTAACTTCCTTTAAGGGGACGGTAACCACTAAGGACACAATGACCCATGCAGCTGATAGCGCAAGGGTAGTTTTTGATATGGCTATTTATGCGGGTTTAACTTATTCGGCTGTTGACGCTAATTTTACCAATACCTTTTATGCCCTGGATAGTGTTGAAATTGCCAGCGCCGGAAGTGGGACTTTTAATTTTAAGCCATTTGACAATACTAATTTAGACCAGGAATATACCCTTTATTGGTTACTTAGAATAAGGCAAAGATTTGACACTAATTTAGCAGCTATATACTTGAGGCAGGAAAAAACAAGACCGTGAACAAGTTCTTTTATGATCTGACAAAAAGGAATTGGG